GTTACTGGTATTGTCACACTTGCTGGAAATACTGGTACATCAACTGGTTCAACTGTTACCGTTCGTGGTAATTCTAATGTTACAACATCGGCAACAAGCGCAACGCTAACTATTAATCTTAATGACACAGTTTCTATTTCAGGATCTATGACTGCAGGAACTGGATTAATTTCCACAACAGGTGGATTAACTCTCAGCAACTTTACTGAAGGTGCACTTATTACCAGTTCTGTTGGAGTTTCATCTGCAGTTACAGGAACAGCTGGTTTTGTTCTAACAGCAAATACTGCCGGAACAGCTCCTAGTTTTCAAGCATTAGTACCAAGTTTTACATGGAATAATGTAACTGGTGCAACACAAGCTATCGCGGTTGAGAATGGTTACATTTCTAATAACGGTGCAACACTTGTTACTCTGACGTTACCTGCTACTGCTGCAGTTGGAGCTTTGATTTCTGTTCAAGGTAGTGGTACTGGATTGTGGACAATAGCTCAAAATGCAAGTCAGACTATTCACTTTAACGCAGTTGACTCAACTACTGGAGTGGGTGGTACAGTTTCATCTACAAGTAGATATGATTCCATTGCATTACTTTGTATAACAACTAATAACGATTGGGCTGTTTACACATCTGTTGGTACATTTACTGTCGTTTAATTAAGGAAAAAATATGGCAACTTTAACAAATAGTTTATGTTCAAATAATACAGCCGTTAGCCTTTTGACTGGAACTGGAGCACTGAACCTAGGAACTCAAGCCGCGGTAAACGTTGTTACTGTTGGTAACAGTAATGGAGCGAGTAGTGTTGTTATTAATGGCGGAACTGGTGGTGCCGGTGCTATTAGTATAGGAACTATTGCTCATGATGTACCTGTAACTATAGGAAATGCTACTGCTGGTAGCTCGGTTACTATAAATAGTGGAACTGGCGGTGTTGGAATTAACAGTACTGGTGCTGGTGACATTATTTTAACATCTTCTGATACGTGTCTTGTAGATTCAGCTGGAGTTCTAGAATTAAATTCTTCTGCTGGAGTTATCTCTATTGGTAATGATGCAGTTGCGCAAAACATTAATATAGGAACAGGCGCTGCCGCTCGATCGATTGCTATCGGAAATACAACTGGTGCAACTGCTATTACTATTGATACTGGATCTGGTGGACTAACAATTCCATCTCTAAGTTCATATGGATCACTAGTAAACACCTCTGCTGGACTAGTAAGCGTCGCTTCTGCAGGAGCCGCTGGAACTTATCTTGTATCTGGTGGAGTATCTAGTTTACCAACATATGCGGCAATTGCTTCTGGTGACATTCCTGTTGACGCAGTAACTATTGACGAAAAGGCAACTGTCGCGTCTACTGGCGCTGATGTTGCTACTGGATCTACACCACGTGGCGTAACTTCATATCTTATTGGTGGGACTCAATATATATCAATACCAAATCAAGGAGCTACAACCTTTAGTACATTTTCATGGAATGGCAGCGCGTTTGTATCTGTTGGTGCTGATGTTGCTACTGGAAGTGTACCATGGCAGATTACATCATATGAAATTAGTGGTACATCATATGTATCTGTTGTAAATCAAAGTGATGCAACTTTCAGCACATATTCATGGAATGGAAGTGCATTTGTTTCTATTGGAACAGCTGTAGCTACTGGAACTACACCTAATGGTATTACATCATATGTAATTAGTGGGACTCAATATATATCTATTGCAAATCAAGGAGCTACAACCTTTAGTACATACTCATGGAGTGGCAGCGCGTTTGTATCTGTTGGAACAGCTGTAGCTACTGGAACTACACCTTATGGCATTACTTCATACGAAATCAGTGGTACATCATATGTATCTGTTGTAAATCAAGGAGCTAGTACATTTAGTACATTTTCATGGAGCGGCAGTGCATTCGTTTCTATTGGTGCTGATGTTGCTACTGGAACTTCGCCAACGTATATTACGGCATATCTTATTGGTGGGACTCAATATATATCAATACCAAATTCAGGTGCTGCAACCTTTAGTACATTTTCATGGAATGGCAGCGCGTTTGTATCTGTTGGTGCTGATGTTGCTACTGGAAGTTCGCCTAATGATATAACTTCATATAGTACTGGTGGAACTCAATATATATCAGTAACTACTTCAAGTGCTGCTACATTTTCTACTTATTCATGGAGTGGCAGTGCATTTGTATCTATTGGTACTGATGTCGCTACTGGAGCTGCTGGAAGACCGATTACTTCATATACAATTGGAACCACTCAATATGTGTCCGTTGTTAGTGTTGGGGATGGAGACTTTAGGACTTATACTGTAATAGCAGGTATTTATGCAACTGGTACACTAACTGGTAATGTTACTTTAACATCTGCAAGTACTGTTCTTATAGCTAGTACAAGTGCTGTTACACTTAACTCTTCTGCTGGAGCTATTTCTATCGGAGATGATGCAGTCGCGCAGAATATAAACGTAGGAACAGGCGCTGCCGCTAGAGTAATTACTGTTGGTAATATAACTGGTGCAACTGCCGTTAATATTAACACTGGTACGGCAGGTACAACGCATACAACTACTAATGGTGCTTACAATCTTATAACTGGAACTGGTGCTATTAATATTGGTACAGATGCTACGACCAAAAATATAATAATAGGGGCAAACTCAAGCAATACAGCCGTTGCAATCAGGGCCGGGGTTGGAGGAATTATTTGTACGACCTCTGACAACGCTGATTTTGTAGTTGCAACAGGTACAGGTAATATTAGAATTGGTGATGATGCAGCTACAAAACAGATCACTATAGGAAATATTTCTTCAGGACAACCAGTAAAACTTGTTACAGGCACTGGTAATATTGAAATTGGAATAGCTGTTGCAAAAACAATTACTATGGGTAATACAACTGGTGCAACTGCCGTTAATATTAACACTGGTACAGCAGGTACAACGCATACAACTACTAATGGTGTTTACAATCTTGTAACTGGAACTGGTGCTATAAGTCTTGGTGCTGATGCAGCTGCTAAAACGATTACAATTGGAAATACAACTACGACGACTGCTGTCAATATTGATGCTGGTTCTGGTCAAGTTAATGTTACTTCACCAACAGCAACTGTATTTAGTACTGGATTATCAACTGCTCCTGTAAACTCTAGTGTAGCTACTGCAGCATTTGTAACAGCATTTACTGCCGCTACTTCATATCAGAACACAACTGGATATGATTTAATGGTTAATATTTGTGTAGAAATTTCAGCTGCTACTACAGCAACTCTTACACTTGGTGTGGGATCAGCTACATCTCCAACTATTAATACTGTTGTGCCATCATTTAGTGTCGCAGCTGCAACGTTCTTCACATTAAGTGCTATAGTGCCAAATAATTACTATATACAGGTCGCTAGTACGGGAACCCCTACCTTTACAGGTATAACGGTTCAATCTTGTCCGCTATAGATGTAGTTAGTTTTTAATGTAATGTTGGATGATGTAAGTATATTGTTGTATTTTTCTAGTTCTTGGGAGTTTATTATGAATATGTGGATGGCTATTGGAGGTGTGATAGGTGCTTGTTGTACAGGAGTTTCTCATGTATATGAATATTCACAACAACAACGTGATAGAGAAACCCAAGAGCAGAGAGATGTTAATCATCAAGAAGTAGTAAGTGATGTTAACGAACAAAGGCATCATCATCCAACGTTAGAAGAAATGATCGACAGCCAACTCAATAAAAATAATGGTGATGTTGACACAGAGATAGATATAAAAATAGAGATACATTCACATACTAGAGATAGTAAAGAAAGTAAGGATTAATCATGTTAGATTGGATGAAAAGTCTTATTGTAATAGTAAGCATGGTTGTAGTCTTCGCAGTTAAATTTTTTATACCATCTTATCAGGATGATAATATCTTTGAGGAAACAACTGAAAAACTCATCGAATATGGGACTGGGGTTGATATTGATTTAACTCCATTATCACCTGAGAGTAAGTAGTATTAATGGTATGTTGTGCAATTGTTTTCTATCTTGAGTATATAAAATATAAAATTGCCAATTAAAAGGAGTTGAGTATGTTATTTCCTGATAGAGGTTCCACTTATCTTGATGACTCTCATAAAACAGTACTTTCAAAAATGGAAACATTTTATGCTAACTCGATTAGCATGAATCAGGCTTTTTGGAGTGAGGCAGATACTGATACAAAGTTCGAAGTTGGAGATGGAAATTTATGGAACGATCTATATGGAAATCTTCCTTCTCATAGAAAGCGTCAATTTAATTTCAATCGCATCCGCCCTATTATAAATATGATCAGTGGTCATCAGCGTAGATCCCGTAAGTCTATTATAGCTGTTCCCATCGAGAACGCTGACAATGAGACATCTGATCAGTTTACTAAAGTTCTCATGTGGTGTGTAAACCAAGAAAGTATTTTAGAAACTATCTCTGAATCCTTTCATGGTGCACTTGTAACTGGTATGAATCTTTTACAAGTGTGGTTAGACTTTCGGTCTGACCCAATCTCTGGTAATATCAAAGTCGATAACTGTAGTTACAATTCATTTATCATAGATCCGTTCTTTAAAAAAGCTGATCTTTCCGATTGCAATGGTATATGGAAACGGAGCTTTCTTACTAAAAGAGAGTGTATATCATTAATGCCAGATAAGTCTGAAGATATACTTGGATTATCAAGTTCAGATTCTGGATCTGGCCAAGACGGTAAATTCCAGCATATGCCTGAGTCTCGTGGAACGAACAACCTTCTAACATACGATGAATTCTACTATAGAGATTATCGTACACAAAAGATGCTTGTCGACACTGAGACTGGTGAGAGTATGGAATGGAAATCTGAAGATCAAGAGCGTCTTGATTTGTATTTAGCTAGGTATCCGCAGGTAACTATTATTGAACAAGAAGTTCCAACAGTAAGACTTGCTATTGTTGTGCAAGGGAAGGTACTTTATGATGGACCTAATCCATTGGGCATTGATAAATATAATTTTGTCCCTGTGTTTGCTTATTATAATCCACAGATGTCGGATTTCCAATGGCGAATTCAGGGTGTTGTACGTGGTCTCAGGGATGCTCAATATTTGTACAATCGTCGCCGTATTATCGAATTGGATATATTAGAAAGTACGATTAATACTGGATGGGTTTATAAAGAGAATGCTTTAGTTAATCCAAAAGATGTCTTCCTGACTGGACAAGGTCGTGGCCTTGCTCTCAAGGAAGAAGCAGCTATGACGGATGTTCAACAGATCCAATCTCCTGTTATACCTCCAACAACAATCCAGTTATCTGAACTCCTTGCAAAAGAAATGCCATTAATTTCTGGTGTTAATGAAGAATTATTGGGATCAGCGTTGGATGATAAAGCCGGTGTTCTTTCTATGCTCCGTCAAGGAGCTGGTCTTACAACACTTCAGGGTCTTTTTGACCAGTTGGACAGAGCCCAGAAAAATCTTGGTAAGATTATGATTGATATAATCCAAGCTAATTTTACTCCCGGAAAGATTAAGAAGATTCTCGAAGGAGAAGAGCCCACTGATCAATTTCACAACAAAGCTTTCGGTAAATATCATGCTGATGTTCAAGATGGTTTGAATACAGCAACACAGCGTCAGATGCAATTTGCTCAGATGCTTCAATTAAAAGAGTTGGGACTGCCT